TAGTTCCCTTCCGTCGATACAACTCACGAATATGTTTTTCTAGATTTCTCTTATCGATACCAGTTGCGGTGTTACTAGGAATTCCTTCCATAAATGATTTACGAAACTGTTCGATAAAGTCATAGATGGTATTGTCAATGTCAGCGTAAGCCAATAACTGCTGAATATTCTGAACTGGGTTTGCACGATACCTTGTGATTGTACCAGACGCACCAGAGGTTGAACCTGTAACAGTCTCACCAGTTTCAAACAACTGTTGGGATGAGATAAACAATCTAGGGGTATCATCCGAAAGGTCTTCAACAAGAACAGTTGCAGTAGCATAAGATATACTGCCGGTGATTGTTTCACCTTCAATAAACTTACCTGTCGATCCCGAACCTGATTCTGTAACAACCAGTGTTCCATCTTCACTTAGAAGATTTGTTGATGTTTCCAATTCCAAAAGAATATTATCGATATTGACTTCTAGTCGCAGCTCACCCGCTTCTAGAAATTCGTAATATGATCTTAGGAAACGAGAAAATTGTGGATGGTCTTCAGCAATGAAGTCAGGAAGTTGTCCATCAATCTGGGTACTGAGTTTATTCTCTAGTTCTGGGGTCCAGTTTAAATCAAATGGTGGCATGATTAATAACTCGACGGCGTTACATAATTAGTTGTTGCCACAAATGCCGAAGTACCCCCACCACCACTATTTACTGCAATGGTATCTTGTCCTCCTGTAATGATGGTATTGATTATATCAATTTCGATGATTTGATTTCTCTTACCTACAATATCATTGGACGCTGGTATTGCAGTTAACCTTATTGCTCTTGATGCATTGTCATCAACATTAGATACTGAAGTTATATAAATTGGATTAACTGAAACTAGGCCAGTTGCATAGTCTACAGTTCCGGCAGCCGAACTATGATAGGTTCGCACCCCAGAAACCAAATAGTATATACGAAGGTTGCCCGCACCATCATCGTCAAAGAACATCTCGTTTGTATTGTCTTGTATGTAGAAACCTGTTGATGCAATGATACCACCCCCAGATGCGTTGTGTCCAGAGTGTGGATTGAAAAGTGAGTTTCCAAATTGAATTGTGAAAGAAAATGAACCAGATGTGTTTGGTGTATAAAAACTACCCAGAGTCACCGTTGTGACATTACTCAATATTGAATTATCAGTATTATCAACCAAAGAAGTAAACTGTGAATGCCTAAAAATTGAATTAAATACTTTGAGGTAATCAGTATTGTATGTTGAAATTGTATTAGATACAAGTGTCTCTATAGACTCTTTAGAACTTGTTGTTGCATTACTGTCGTATTGAAAATTACAATTGAGAATAAGAAATAGATTTTCTGGGTCAACAACCACAGGAGTAATTGATGCAACAGTGTATGGAGCCAAGTCTTTTACCAACTGTGCCTTCTGAATCTCATTTAGATTTAGACCTGTCGTTGACTTAACACTAATGAAAACCTTACCATAATCTGCAACATCAGATATACCAGTAACCGCATTAAATGAACCATCCTCACCACCCCAAACAGAAACCGCCTGAGTGTTTGCAAACAACTGTTTAACATATGTCTTGTAATCTTCTGTGGTAACACATCGACCCTGTGATGCATAATCAAGTGGTGCGTTATACTTGACAGACTCAATTGATTCTGGTTCTGACCCACCAGCAGAATTAGAAACGGTTCTAACATTTACACTATTAACCGTATCAATTGCAGCCGAACTACTAAAGACTGATGCACCATTTGCAGCACCTTTGTTGGTAACAACATAATTCATTATGATGATGTTACCATCCTCTACTGCATTGCCTAGAATACCATCACCAAAGTATATTTCAAACTTACCGTCTTCTACCTCTTGCAGAAAATATACATTGGATGTTGAAGTCAATCCTGCAATATCTGTTGCTCTCGTATATGTAGCACTTCCAGTATCCGTTGCAGAATTTTGAACTTTGATTGTAAGAGTTGTTGTATCTGCTCTATCATCATTAATAACAAATCTCTGTTCAACATTCTGGGTGTCAGCAGTATATCTAGTTGCAACAAAACTACCCTCAGCTATTGTTACATTATTGAATTGAATAGAAGACCCACTATTGGATGCAGTAACACTTTGTGTGGTTACAAACTGATAAGATGTATCCCCCACACTAGATGTGAAAACTGTACCCGCAGGCATTGTTGCACTTGCAAGAGATGTATTCAAAAATACATCAACGACTGCCTTTGCTGCTGTGGATGAACGAGTAGTATATCCCAAAGTCTTCGCATGTGAAACCACACTTGACCTCAACTGAGATGAGTCAAGGAACATCTCGTTTGCAAGCATGTTCGCATTGAAACCAAGATAGTGAGTATTGTATGCAAGAACATCAAGGAGCGCACTAAGACCCGAACCTTCGAAGTCATAGTCCTTGAACTCTGATTGATTTCGCATGAAGACTTTTAGGTTATCTTTAACCTCATCAAAGCCAAATTCTGTTACACTGAGTCTTTTTCTAGTCGCTGCCATTATCGTAATCTCTCTAATAGAACTTCCATATTCACAAGTTCTGTTGGGGCGTTAACAACATAAAACTCAATAGTAACATTATATGCATTGTTGTCAAGATTAGGTTGAGCTCGAACTCCAACGAGTCTAGCCCTTGGTTCAAAGTTCTCAATCACCTCTTCGATCTTCATAGTTAGAACATATGCAGTGATTGGCGTCATAGGTTCAAATAGAATATCTCTTACACCAGAACCAATCTCTGGGTGAAAGGGTTTCTCATAGAAGTTGGTTAGGATAAGATTTCTTACAGATCGCTTGACTGCCGTAAAATTAATTACCTTATTAACATCACCCGTTCCCGTCTTTGGTCCAAAGAATAAATCAATATCAGAATACAATTGAGCTGCACGGCTTTCACCTTGATATGTAGCGTCAGTATATGCATCTTTAGCACCCATGTGTATTCCTCTTTAGTATTATTTATACACTCTCTGATGTGTTTTGTTTCATCATAAACTTATTATTAGACTTCCAAACGTTCTTTGCACTTACACGAATGAATCGTTTGTTGGTTTCATTTGTATTTGGGTTAGGAATAGTCACTATAACATTCTTACCGTTGTTAAATGCATCAAGCTGATTTCTCATTCTCGCAAAATCGTTATTCATATAATTTCTACGAACTGCCTTAGTAGTGGACTTACAAACATTATTACGTTCACCCTTTGATGTTTGTGTCGCCCTTGATGTTTTCTTTCCCATAATATAACTCCTCTATATGTGTTTGTATTTATAATGACTATCCGGCGGTGTTATTACCCTAACCTACCATTATACTGCTCAACCAAGGTGCGGCATTTGCAGATTTACCACCCGCTCCCCAATATGTTGCCCCACTACCCCCCAGAGGACCAGATTGTGAAATATCAACATGCATACCCACATCATTCATATAACCAGACCCGGCACCAATTGATAATGCTCCTGCATTCTTAGCTGCCTTTGCAAAACTAGATGCAAGGGCAACATCCTTTACCATCGACAAACGGCGACCATCTTTATATAACCATATGTCAGCAGCAAATCCATCATCATGTCTTTTGGAACCAACTGTACCTGTACTTGCATTTTGTCCACCTGAAAATACAACAACATTAATACCAGTTGCTGCAGCGGCGGATATTAAAATAGATTCGAGTGCAGGTACAAGTCTTAGTTTGCGTGTTGCGGCAGAGTTTCTATATGTTAATAAACCTGTCGCTGGGACAAAATCTGGCACAGGTTTAATATCGGGATTATAATTGTCTAGAACACCAGCATGACTTCTGTGGGAAAATCCTGCATCCCCAGAAAAGTTTTTACTTGAACCCGGCAATATAGCTTTTATTAATTCGCCATTAACATTAGATAATGTTTGTGCATCATTTTCAGATGCAACTTTAATTGCTCCAGTATCTAATGTTGGCGGAATAGCAGAAACATCATAAGATTTTAACTTCTCTCCAATCGCAAGAACACTTGCTTCAATTTCTGGATTTTGATTTGACACGGATGGGGTTTCAGATTCCGCATTTACTGCGGCCTGTGTTACTGCAACAGGTTCCATAGTCGCAGGAACTTTACTGCCCGATTCCTTTTCAAGATTTGGGATAACTGCACAAAGATTACCACCACCCGACAGAGCTTCAGTTGCTTTTGTAATAAGACTTTCTAATTCTAAACCTGCTGATTTTATATCGTCTCCAAATTCTGTTTTGATTTTTGCAAGAGCAGAAAAGAATGATGGGCTGCCGGGAGTCTGAGAAAGGAGGCTTGTAATTTCTGCTTGCAAGTTTAGTTTGGGTAGAGTTGGTATCTCAATAGTTTGTAGTTTATCCACCAACCCATCAAGTTCATTCTTCGTTGCTCCAAACGCCGCAGCTGCCGTTGATGCCGCTTCGTCAATTGATGCCAGTATCTCAGCCTTTGCATCATCCAACTTTGACAGAACACTATTCAGTTCTGGACTTGCACCGCATAAATTAGCGTTTGCGAAATCAACCATTATTAACCCCCCGCAAATACATCAGAACTGCCAGCAGCTACAGAAGTGCATCCACTAATCGCATCACCAATTCTACCAGCACCCATATTATTTACAAAGACAGTTGTTGATCCTGTAGCAATTGGTGCGGCATGTGATGGACAAGGAACACCGGGTAATAGATGTGATGTATTGTTATCACCCTGTCTGCTCCATGCAATATTATTTACGAACACGGTTGGTGATCCCACTGCTCTTGATGGTGTTGAGCAATGGGGAATATCTGCATCACCTATTCTAGTTGCTGCTGGCATTTGATCTCTCCTTTGTCATAAGCAATTGCAATCTATAATTCCAAAGTGCAATTTCCCTATGTTCATCCTCCGTGTGACCATCATTAACAGTATGGTGAACATTCGACGGTTCGTGATAGTGATTGTTGTCACCCATGGCCGATGCTGTTTCTAACATTAAATGATTTTCTGACTCTGTTGACCAATTTTCGGGGATTATACGATCCCCTGCTGATGCAGTTGAACTTTCTAAAAGTATCTCGTTTGTTGTAATTAGCGTTCCCAAATCTGGTAAAAATTTTATGACATTTTTTAATGTTGAATCGACTGGAATTGCATCATAACTTGTATACGTTGTAATCGTTCCAACCTGATTCATTATTTGAAATTCGTGTGCCATTAGTTCAAGTCAATCCTTGCGCCGTTAATCTCTAGATTGCCTGTTGATGTGTGAGCCCATGTTGTTCCTGTGGTACTTGACCATGAAGTACCAACTATTTGTGAGAGACTTGTCTCTGGATTAATAGTCATTGCAGAATCAGACTTTATATTGAGTGTGCTACCCGACTTCATAGACACGATGCCTGATATAGTTGATATAGACAAATCCTTTGTTACACCCAACATATAATTAGAACCAGTTGTTATAAAAATACCAGCAGCGGTTAGATTAGAATCCATCTCCTTACCAGAAACCGAAAGTTGATACATTCCACCAACGATTTGTGATTTAGATTTTTCGTGAATAATGACTGCATCGCCACCAACTCTGCCATGAACATCCTTGTTGATATTATAACCATAGTTGCCAACAATCTCTTCCTCACGATTACCACCAAGGGGCTTCCCAGCCGCATCTTGACCGACACCAACCTTAACACGATGGTTCTTGTGAATCTTCTGATAGAAGTTTCCTTCAATCTCTTGTATATAATCCCCCTTGATAAGTTCTCTTACTGAACCCTCAACAGTGATGTTCTGCGATCCCTTGATGACAATGTTCTCACTACCAATAACAATCTCATACTTATCTCCAATGATCTTGGTGACAACAGAACCATCAGGATGTATCTCTTCAAATGTTCCTGCCATATGTTGACGAAACATCCGTTCAGCACCGGGACTGTCATCCACTTCCGTGATATGACCAGACTCAGATTCAAATACATGGTTGTATGGATAAGTAGCAGAAATGTATGGATTAGCATCCTCAACAATTCCTTTTGAATTAGGTTCTTCCCAAAACCCCCGTGTCTCTTGTTCTGCTTCAACAGAGAGACTTTTTATATAGGGTTTGGTTGCGGTAGGAATACCTGTACCGCTAGAATCTTCGTCATTAGCCTCGACAGGATCACCATGCAATCTCTGAGCTCTGCGATTAATAAGAGAGTTGTGTGTTTCTGAGATTTTACCAAGGGCAAGTCTGTTTGTATCAGACTCGCCAACAGCGTCATGACTTGCAAACGATGAGCCGTGGCCACTTTTCCTTGGGCCAGGATATGGCCCATAAGTTGGACCATGTTCAGATGCATATGCTTTTTGAATACCGATATCGGTATCAAGTCCTCTTGGATCATTAAATCCCTTAGAGTTATCTGCTTGTGATGCGGCCACACCCGGTAGTGTACCCATGATAACAGGTTGCTGTGCCTCAGTGTCCCTAAAGAACCCGACAACCCACGAACCTTGCGTCAAAAACGAGGGGGTATGTCCAAGTCCTTGCATAGATGGATCAGTCACGGGGTGCATAACATGCGCCCACGGCAAATCCGCAGTCTTAACCTGAGTTAAATCCTCATTGTGTCGCCCAAGTACACGAACACGAACCCTACCAATCTTAGCAGGATCATTCCTGTCTTCAACTACACCAACAAACCAACTGAAACCATCTTTACCCATGAAATCTTGCATGGGACTATTTATAAGAGTTTAATGAAGGTCTGGATCACGCCCTAGACGTTTACCATCAATTGACCAATTATACTGTTCTACATCAAACAACTTTTTTGGATCACTGTCTCGCAAAGCCATAAGCATTTCAGCAGCTTCGAGCTCAGACATACCCTCTGTTACCATTTGTTTTTCTATAATTCTATATCTTATCATGAAGTTAACTTTTTTGACATCACTAGATGATCCCTTTCTTTACCACAATTAACAAAACTGTGTGGTAGTGTAGTATCAACCTCATAGACACAACCATCAGCAGGTATATGAACTATCTCATTCAGTGTAGGAAAAATAAAATAAGCATTTGGATTAGTTATAAGAACTAAATGATAACGAGGGGATTTATCTTTATGTACGGAATAGGTGCTGTGAGATGACATATGCATAACTCTAGAACGCTCACCATTCATATCCCGTATCACATCAGCAAAAACTGTACCCTCGTATATATCATTTAATATAATGTAGTCAGACTGTGATATTAAAATATGGTCCTTGACTGGATTGTTTCCATATATCGAACCAGTTCCATCGGTAAATGGATTACCGCCAGACTCGTTACTACGTTGTATACAAGTCTGGCGGTTCTCACCCAGTGGTTTTGACCACAGATTATCACCGAATCGTGACTGTATATTCTCCCATTCAACTAGACATCTATTCAGATCATAGGAATGATTTGTTCTTTTTACTAACATGGTTGGTTATTTATACATTACCAATGAGTTCATTGGGAAGAATGTAGTCTAAATTTTTATCACCTCTCGTGCTCTGGCGGGTAATTTCGATATAAACAGATTGCAGAGACTTCTCCTTGAACTCAACATACTTCTTTAGCTTCTTGGATTTGTACATAAACACCCCGTCTTCCAACTTAATGTCATCATACGAGTCCTTGTCAGAACCAATAGCAGTGATCTTCCCACAGAGAATGTCACCATAGTCGCCGTTATATACAACTTCATCACCAATATTCATTTTTTCGCTTCCGTTTATATTAAAGATATTCATAGGTTGTTGTTACAATAGGGACAACCCCTTCCCCAATTTCTCGACCATGCCGGTCAATAAACCTAGTCTCCGTTGTCACGACTCGGATGCGCCGAGATTTTCGACTGTCAGCTGCAACAGCTGTCATGTCGATCTCCTCAAAGTACTCAGTCGTTACTGTCTTGAATGGTTTCTTCATTCTTGCTCACTCCATATTTGAATTCGGTTTCAGCTGCAAGGTCTAACTTGTGCATGATGTCTTCCGTAAAGTAGGTTTCTGGGTCACTTAGTATTGCCTTACCAAACTGCTTAGACCCGTCAGGCAGTTCATACCGTGTAGACACCTTCTTAAACACCTCATACTTCTCTGCCAGTTCCAGCAGGCCGTAGTATCGATCCAATCCCCTGTCATAAGTCAGTCGAACGTCCACCATCTTGTTCTCTTTGGTGAGGCGGGACTTGTGGTTCTTACAATGAATGATGTTACCGATAACCTCAGTACCATCCTTCTCTTTCTTCTTGCTGAGGTAGATGATAGAACTCGCAGCATACTTCAGCCCAGAACCACCACCCATCTCCTTGGTAGAGAACAAGCCCATACTCTCGTAAGTATGATTAGTCACCACCATCGGAACCTTTGCTCGCCCAAGTTTAAGGGTCAGAACTCTGAACGCCGCTTTGAGAACCTGAGCCCTTGTCATGTCCCGTGTCTCTTTACCATCAGCAGTATCTTCGACTTCCTTCGTGGTACTCAGCATCCCCAGAGAGTCCAGACAAAGGAACATTGGATTGCGATCACTCTCAGGTTGCGCCATGTAACTGTCAAGGACTTTGAGCGCTTGGGTGCGAAACTCCTGCACAGTTGTAACAGGGAAGATCACCATACGCTTGGGATCAATCCCCCGGTCAACAACCATGTTCTTGGTAATCGCACTTTCACTCTCAAAATATATGACCCCCGCATTTGGATCACTGTCAAGGAAGTTCTTCACAATACCCATAAGGAAGTATGTCTTACCTGTTGCACTCTCTCCTGCGATTGCAGTAATCTTATTGGCAGGCAACCCCCCATACAATGAGCCACTCAATAATGCATTGAAGATATATGAGCCAGTATCAATGAAACTGTCCACATCTCCTGCTTCAACTCCGTCATCCACGATAGATGCGTATTCATTACCAACTTCCTTGATAATGTCCTTTAGAAAATTATTCATTTCAATATTCCTCTTTCATTTTATTAATCCCAAAGATTTTGATAATATACACCAAACAATCTAAACCCATTTTGAATTCTTTCTTCATATACCTTACGGCCATCCCAATCATATACCTTAGTATCATTAGGGCCATGGATCATTTCACTGTTTCCGTTTTCCAGTTTCATCCATTGTATATCACTTACCCCAGTTTCAAATTGATCTTCCCAATCGGTATTAACCTTACTGTCAAAGGCAAAGATCATTTCGTCCATTACCCAATTCCAACGATCAAAGAAACGATCATCAACTTCCCCATTCTTCTTATAATTCGCCAACTCTTTCTTATTAGGCTTCAAATGGTCTGGGCAATCCTTTATATCAACTTGAGGCCCGCCGTGATTAGTTTCTTTAAGTTGCTTGAGCATAGGAAGAATGATATAAGCAAGGGTGCTATCCATGCTCCATGTATCCCACGAATCTATCTGGACGTTAACAGTCCTCTTCTTTTTACTGTCAGCCCAAGTTAGAAACTTAGACAGCACAGTGTCGTGACGATCACGATCCCAACTGACCTTCTCGCCAACTTGTGTTTCAGGCTCTATGCTACCGTAAGCAAGCCATTCACCAAACTGATAAACCCACTCTGGTTTATCAGTTATTCCGTCTTCGCCTGGAACTTTCTTTGCCCAGAAGCAAAGTTTATCTGCCAGTTGATACGGGCCGAACCATTTTTTATACTTTCCGATAGTAACTTTCATCAGATTGCTTTCGATACCATTTCGCCATCACGAACAACATGCCTGTGAATAGTACAACCACTTGACCGAATATAAGCACGGCCCCCATCAATCATATTACCGTTATCAAACTGCTTGTAGTCCCAACGGTCAGCACTATATTGTAGAGTACCTTCATCGTCCTCTACAAGCCCAAACTCAAAACCCTCAACTGCATCTGCATTGGTAATCATAAGATTTCCTGTACCCTGTGATTTATACAACCCAAAATACCGATTGCCAAACTCTGGGTGAGGGGTTGCACGATAGAACACATCAGCTGAGTTTGTTCCTTGCTCAGTAGGGGTGGTGGTACAGACATACTTTACTGGCACGCCATCCTTCTCTGAATAAAGTTCACAAATCTTATCTGTATCAAACATGGGAATATGCTTAATTGTACCACCCATCTCACTTCGCTCCTGTCATCATATAAAAGAATATTGTAACTATTACTATATACCCTATTGTAACAAATGTCAAGGTATAAAATACATATTTCAAAGATTTAATTGGGTGGCTTACAAAGAAGCAGAGGACAAACCCAATCACAAATAATATTAGTAGTGCTTCCATAGCAGTTATTACAGATTATTAGTCAGCAGCCCGACGAAACCCTTCTGGAGTATATTCCCGCTGACGGCGGATTTGATAGTTACCGGGCGGGACACGAAGCGTTTCATGTGTGTCAAATGAACGAATATGCTGAATATCAGTTGGTTCTTTAACAATAAGAAACAGTTCATACAGATCATTATCTGGAACATGATCGGGCTTGAATGCTTCAACACGATCTGCAACCATAACATGGTTATGCCCAGTTTCGCTATGTGCGATTGTAAAGTATCCGTTTTCAGATTCCATTTTCTCTACGTTCTCAGGAATATCATCGATACGAATAATAATAAAATCACCCTGTGCAGCCATTTTAGTGAATGTTTTCATAGTAATCTCTCCATTTCATAGTAGTATTGAAAGTATATTTATCTTATTATAACTAATAGTAACATATCTAAAGGATTTTGTCAAGGGATATTTTGAGTTGTTGTCAAATAAAGTTTCTACATCTCTATATCATCCCAGACTTGAGCCTTGACTTGACGCCAGACTTGTTCCCAGACCTGATCCCTGACTTGATCAATGACTTGATCCATGACTTGATCCATGACTTGAGCGTTGACTTGAACCCTGACTTGAGCCCAGACTTGATCCATGACTTGATTGCTGACAGATTTCATTGTATATCATCCCAGACTTGATCCCAGACTTGATCCATGACTTGAGCGTTGACTTGAACCCTGACTTGAGCCCAGACTTGATCCATGACTTGATTGCTGACTTGATTCCAGACTTGAAGATAGACTTGATCCATGACTTGAGCCCTGATGGATTTCAGCAATAATCAAGTCCTCACTTCAAGCTGTCGGAGAAGGTCGCCGTCCAAACCATAGGTCCAAGCATTAGCATCAAGGGCAGTCTTCATTTCCGGGGGAACTGGCAAGGCAAACTCCCGCCCAGTTCCACAGCGTACTTTGAGAAACTTCTCACGGCCAATATCAGGAATAGTCACCTCAACCAATGTGCCAATCATTGGATCATCATCACAATCAATCACAGATGCATCCAGCTTCCGAAGAATTGTAGCCCAACCGATAATTTCACATGCACATCGGCGCTGCTCAACATTTTCCCAATTAAGGGCAGTTTCAGGAGCAAGCCCTGCCTTGTTAGTAATCCATTCAGCAGGGATACGAACACCATGCCAAGCGAACACTGAATAACCATCACGATAGCAAATAGCAGGGCCATCCTCACAGTGCAGCAGATTTCGGTCATCAAACTTGATTACTTCTGGCCGATCCTGAAAGACAACCGTATCTTCATATACGTTCAACCATCCACAATATTTGGCAAGCTCTGTGATACCATCCAGTTTTTCACAATCTTTGATTTTTAGAACATTGCGAAAATATTCATAAAACGCCAGCCAACTTGCATCATGGCTACGATAGATCATATCAGACACGATAGTCGATGCCGACATGGAAGGGTCAAGCTCTTGAATGATTCGAACTGCATCCATAGGACTTTTAGCCTGATAAAAATTGACAGGATTCTTGATACCAGCCAAGTTATATGCTTTGCAAACTGCATCTTTTGATTTCTCAAAATCAATCGGATCAGTTGACAGCCCAATTTTTAGCCACTTATCACGATAGACATCAAATTGCGCTTCTTGTTCGGCAGTAAGTTTTTCAATCATTATATTTCACTTTCTAATTTCTGATTATAACTAATAGTATCATATCTAAAGGATTTTGTCAAGAAGAATCTGAGTTGTTGTCAAATAAAGTTTCTACATCTCTATATCATCCCAGACTTGAGCCCTGACTTGATCCATGACTTGATCCCAGACTTGATCCATGACTTGAGCCCTGACTTGATCCCAGACTTGATCCATGACTTGATCCCAGACTTGATCCATGACTTGAGCCCTGACTTGATTCTTGACTTGATTGCTGACAGATTTCATTGTATATCATCCCAGACTTGATCCCTGACTTGATTGGTGACTTGTTCCCTGACTTGATTGCTGACTTGATTCCAGACTTGATTCCAGACTTGACCATAGGCTTGAGTGTTGACTTGATCCCAGACTTGATCATTGACTTGATCCCAGACTTGATCCATGACTTGATCCCAGACTTGATTGCTGACTTGAACCCTGACTTGAGCGTTGACTTGAACCCTGACTTGAGCCCAGACTTGATCCATGACTTGATTGCTGACAGATTTCATTGTATATCATCCCAGACTTGATCCCTGACTTGATTGGTGACTTGTTCCCTGACTTGATTGCTGACTTGATTCCAGACTTGATTCCAGACTTGAAGATAGACTTGAGTGTTGACTTGATCCCAGACTTGATCATTGACTTGATCCATGACTTGATCCATGACTTGATTCTTGACTGATTTCATTTTATATCATGCATGACTTGTCTATAGACTTGACCATAGGCTTGAGTGCTGACTTGATCATAGACTTGATCCATGACTTGACGCCAGACTTGTTCCCAGACCTGATCCATGACTTGATTGCTGACTTGATTCCAGACTTGAAGATAGACTTGATCCATGACTTGATCCCTGACTTGAGCGTTGACTTGAACCCTGACTTGAGCCCTGACTTGATTCTTGACTGATTTCATTTTATATCATCCATGACTTGAGCCCAGACTTGATCATAGACTTGATTGCTGACTTGATCCATGACTTGAGCCCAGACTTGATCCATGACTTGAGCGTTGACTTGAACCCTGACTTGAGCCCAGACTTGATCCATGACTTGATTGCTGACTTGATTCCAGACTTGAAGATAGACTTGATCCATGACTTGAGCCCTGACTTTATTCTTAACTGATTTCATCATACTATACCCCAGATTCTATCTTGGCAATACGAGCCTTCATATACTCTGTAATGATGGGGTCAATTTTTATATTCATATCAGATATTCTTTGCAACTCCATCTTAAACACCATAAGGGTGGGCATATCTGCGCCGTTGATATTGATGCTCATAACTCATTTCTCATACTCCTTCATTATATCTTATAGTATCATACCCAAAGGGATTTGTCAACAGTTAATCTCAGATATTCTTTATATTTTTCTACAGGGAAGGTAAATCAAAGTGCGCTCAGTTTTGAGGGGGGGCCATTCAGGTAGCTCTCAAAAAAGGTTTCACTACACCACTTCATAGGTCGCATCAAATATGTCTGGCTTGCACGGATAGCGTTCGCCCTTAATACCTGTAATAACCCAATCGCCGGGGCAGACGTTATGACCAGCCTCAAGCGTATCAATCCATCCATGATCGTGCATTCTGATACCACAATGCTTACAAAGAGTTTCTCCCCCAACGTCAGGGTGCCGAAAATATCGAACAACATTGCCCTCCGGTCCCTGCTTCATAATGCGGGTCTTGCCTCCATCGTCCGGGTGGTCGCCATTCTTGTGCCATTGGTGGGCCTCAATAACTACGGGTTTTTTTCTAAATTTCATCGTCGTTGTCCTTTTCAGAGTTTCGGGGGCTGTATTTTTTCATAGGGAAGGTAAATCAAAGGGTGCTGAGGTTTGGGGGTAGGGGTAAAGCTCTCAGCGGTTCTCAGTGGTTCCTCAGAACTTATTAGACTTTCGCAGATTTTCGGTTATTGTAAGGTATTGCAGATTACTCACCGTATGTAACCCAGATACATTCTTACCATTCAATGGAACAATATGATCTACATGAAAACCTGTGGGACAGTTACGGTAGAACTCCTGTATTTCATCCATATCATCGAAGACAAATCTTTCTTTGATACGCTTACTATTCTTTGCATTACGAGCTGCATATTTACCCTTATAGTATTCCCTCTGATATGCTCTGAGGTGTTCTCTGTTTTCCCTCTGCCATTTTATAGTGTTTGTATTTTTGTTAATTATATTATTCCTTTTCTTATGGCAAGGAACACATCGACTGGTTTTGTATATAACAGGTTCACCCTTAACATTATACCGCTTTTGTTTTACTAGTAACCTTAAAGTAGAACCACACTTACGACAGGGGTTTCCCTCTTTGTATGCTGGTTCTTTCTTGCTGCCTTTATTACCCATATCTCTATTTATATCTTACTGCATTTATAGAAAAGTAAAGGGTAGTTCAATTGAAAGGCTGTCAGTTCTGGGTAGGGGCGTTCGAGATTTCTCTCTGGATACTATGGGGGTTTGTAGTCTGTCATTGCTTGCCCAGTCTTAGACCCCCCTTTATGGCCTCTGAGGCCATGAGAGGTGGAGAGAGGGGGAATCGAACCCCCTGTTAGGTAGTGTGAGCTACCTTGATATGTTCTCACAATCTATATCATTCACTCGCCAGACTCCCCGTAAAGGTGGAATATTCCACCAATAGAAAAGAGAGATGCATCAGTCCACTTAGCTATTCAGCTGTATACGAGAGGGAAGAATGTTCTTCCCAATGGACACAATATTGTGTCCTCTAAGACCATTCGGGATGCATCTCTGAGTATCTCTAGAACAGTATCCTTGTTCCCATCTCTGTTACATCATTGAACCTGTTCAGCGCTTCCTCATATGAAGTGTCATCGAGGATAGTAAACTCCTTAGGTCCCTTATAAGCGAAACCAATTTCAAGCTCATACCGATAGTTCCCATAAGACCAGAGCCACACAGGCACCTCACCATCGTAACCCTTAGCGGCCAATGTAATGTCCATCGTCTATTTCTCCCAATACATTTTAGTGATAGGGCACCATACAACTTCGATGTTAGTACCCCTCACAGTCGTCTTATCAGACGTTAGGGACATGGTAAGAACCGTATCCCATGCAAAGGTCTTCTTCTCTTTAGTCATATTTAAAATCCTCTGGGGAGAGACTAACAGTGTCATGTGACCTAACAGGCAAACCCTGCTCCAGAAGTCTCTCTCCATTATCTTAACTATACCATACTCAGAGGGTAATGTCAAGAAGAATCTGCATTTTCTTCGAACATTTCTTTGGCAGCTGCCTCAATCTCATCAGGGAAAAACCCCATAACACACATCCGTTTAGTGCAAAATTCAAGGCATTCTTCGAAGGTCATGGCAAGCATCTCTCTGTTGTTCCTCATTATACCCTATAGTAACATACTCTGAGGGCTTTGTCAAGTAAAATCATCGATAATGCTGGGGGAAACTAAGCATTATCTGCACGTTTATCGAATAAATCTTCAACCCTCTTACGCCAGGCTTTAAACTCCATGAAACCCCTCTCATTAGAGCGAGAGCCGGACTCCATGCAGTACTCGTTGTACATCTCTCTGTATTCTTGCTCAGTCATAGGACGGGCAGGGGTAGGTTCATTCATTTCCATAGACCCTCTCATATTCCTCAGCACACTCCTCACCCAGCACCTTCAGTGCTGCATCCTTAATCTCTTCAGGCGTTGCCCCAGCGGGTGCCCAGCGTTCTGTAGCCATCTTCAGTGCTTCTTCGTATGTCATTCGTTAGTCCTTTATGTCTTATCAACCATCTACAAGCAGATAGTAACACACTGTCAATGCATTGTCAAGTGCTTTCTGCAATATAATTGAGAATAATGCAAAATAAATGCTGATACATGGGAGACTTTAATCCCCTCTGCACATCGGTATAATACGTTTATTTTAGGCTTTAATTGATTTGGGTATTTATGGGATATTCTGGGAAATCATGGATTATTCTTCCGCACTACCTCAGTCTCTTACATTCTATGGCAAAGAGGCGACCAGCTTCTTTGATCAATGGTTCAAGAGCAGCCCTCTTCTTTGCCTGATAATATTCTTTATGATAATCTGGATTCTTCTTTCGCCACTCTTGCATGTATTTACTTCCCGCTTGAGACATTTGCTTAATCTCTTTGTTTGTGAAATTTTCATAATCAGGCTTGTCAAGTGTGAAATAACCCTGAACACGCTCGACCATTCCGAAGCCGTTATCAGCTGCAAAATCCTCAAAATGGGCAGCACAAAGTCCGCAATTGCCATTTATATTGCCATTCTTAATTTCTTCTGGAAAGCGTTCTTTGTAATGCTTAACGAGTTCATGTATATTATTAAATTTGGCCGTGAATTCAAATAGTCGCATACTGTATTTATGTCATTAGTCTTTCTTACGCTTGCGACGACCTTTCACAGGCGGCAGATCATCAGGGTACAGCACTCGTGTCAGATCGGTGTGTGTCAGGCGCAGTATCTCAAGCACATCCTCAATATCATCAGGGAAGACACAGTCCTTAATATACTCCACCATCGGAGCATTTAGCGCTCGGCGCCTGTCTCGGAGTGTTCGCAAATAGCGTATTCTGGATCCTTTAGATGCGTACCGGCCTGACTGTCCCAGCAAAAGTCCGCCGCCGAAGATAATACCAATAAAAACTGTGAGGACTACCATCATGGCGTATATTTGCGGTATAACCATCGTTAATAGTCCCATAATGGCGCCGGCATACGCCAGGAGCAATCCCAAGGAACCAATCATTGCAGCGCTAATACCAACTCCCAGAAAAAATCCTGCAAGTCCGTTTGCTCTGAGGTCTCTATCTGTTGCAACTTTCATATCGATATATCCATCATTGTAAGTGCCACCGCAGTGGCGAAAAACGCAATCCATAAGTTTCGTTTGAAACGCAAAATACTATCTTTGTTGTGCACCATTGTGCTCTCCAAAAGTTGGCAGCCTGAGGAGGAATCGAACCTCCGTTACCTGATTCAAAGTCAGGGTCTATACCAAGTTCTTTACATCTATATCTTGGTATGATATGGTGTTTATGCTTACTCATCACTGATACTTCAGCTTACCTGTCTCTAGCTGTTCATCTATCTGGTCTGCGAGTATATCACCCATAAGGTCTACGAAGGTCTGATTCTTGAACTCTTCCCATTCCCTTCCTGCATTGTCCAGTATCTCAAACTCCCATTTCAGTGCCGCACTGTCTCTCAGGTCATCTACTGTTGGAATGCTCACAGAAGTGTATCCCCATGCAACATCCTTATATTCACCCTCTAGCATCACCACAGCGGGGTGGTCATACCCATCCTTTGTAATAAATGCATATTGGTCCTCTTTAATTCTTTTCATCGCCATACCCTCTCTAATACCTTGTATTGGTCTATTTTCTGCTCTTCATATCTATCTGGTGTGATCTTCCACCATACTATACCGATTGATACCCTATTACCCTCATATGGAGCAACCCTGTGCGTCATGAATGCATCGAAGTATACGAGTCTATTGGGTATTGGTTCAACTGTTACGTCCATTCTCCAATCTTCTTTTATACCCGGCCCCCCGAATTCTAGATGTCCACCACTGTCCGGTGACCTCATATAGTAGATGAATGTGTGCTCAGGTAGGTTATTGATGGGGTATTTGTCACAGTAGGATAGAATGTCGTTATGCCACACAGGGTCCACTGGGCGCACGTTATACCACGCTGTAGCACCCAATACAGGGTCTTTTACATAGCTCTTTGTGGAATGTACCAGTTTTGTCAATGCATTCTTCTCTGGGTTCGATTTAGCACCTATCCAATGCACCTTTGCATACTCTATATGCAGGCTGTTCAGTGCATTCACATCATCCTGTTTCAGATAGTCATCAATCAGTTTCATACTTGCCATCCTGTTCCAAACTCTGTCTTGTCAAATGTAGGGGATTCGAAGTCATCCTTCTCTTCTGTCTGGTTACTATCCGCTAGTCCATCCTGTTGGCTCTCATCTAGGTCCATCAGGCGCATCTTTCCACGGTCAATACCAATGACAAAGCGTTTATTGACATTAACATCATTATACCGATTCTTCAACTGTTTGACTGCGATTTGGTTAAGTTCATCAAGTTCTTCGTTAGAGATGAGCGCAAACATGAGGTCAGCCGTAGCTGGTAGGCCAAAACTCTCACTGGTATCTTCAAGGCCCACATCGGAATTACTGAACCCGCTTCGAGTCGTCTGTGTTGCCGACATGATTGGGACGTTAGTTTCAACTGCAAGTCCCCTAAGTTCCTCAGCAATCGATTTGATATACATGTAAGAATTGACATTTGCTGCTCCTTTGAAGCGTGATGATGCACAGATATTCAGGTAATCAATGAAGATGATATCTGGCTTGAAACTCTTCTTGATTGCAAGCTCCTTGATCAACCCCCTGAAATGGGCAGAGTGTGCGGATGCAGTAGGATATTCCTTAATAACCAGCTGGCCATTAGTCTCCTTGATAATCTTATTGATCTTGCTATCATACATCGCCTTGGGAAGACTATGCAAATCTTCCATAGTCACGTTCATGAGGTTTGCATCAATACGTTCAGCAATGCGTTCTTCCGCCATCTCTAGTGTGATATAAAGGACATTCTTGCCTTGGTTCATACAGTTTGCTGCGACATGACACATGAACAGGGATTTTCCAACACCTGTCCCAGCAAGTGCGATGTTCAGTGTCTTGGGTGGTAACCCCCCCTTGGTGATACGGTTAAAGAACTCCAAATCAAATGGAATTTTCTCCTCTACCGTATGGTAGTACTCAAATCGGGCATCTGCGTCCAAGAGATAATCATGGCCCACACTATTATCAAAACCCACAGCCAGGGCGTCTGTGAGAATAGATGGAATTGCATCAGGGCCTCGTTCTTTATCCTTACCATCAATGATTTGTATTCCTTCAACAATCGCATTGTATATCGCCTTATCCTTGCAGAACTTCTCCGTGGTTTCAACCAACCAATCAAAGTTCACTTCTTTGTCATTCTCTAGCCCTTTAACCACATCCAGCACACGCCGAATGTCGCTCTCGTTCAAGTCCCGCCGAGTATCAATTTCAATCTCAAGGGTTGACTTGGTGGGCAGGGCATTGTACTTCTCTACGAACTTCTGTATCTCTTCAAATACAATACGCTCAGTGCGGTCACCAAAATACTCCCCCTTAATGAAGGGAAGTACCTTTCGTGCATACTGTTCATTACCTACCAGCTCTGATAGGGTCGTTCTCTCAATTGTCTGCATATTTTATAACCTTTATGTACTCAGCTGTTGGACCATATGTCCCGTTAATCTTACATTTATTGAGGAAATCCAATCCCTCAGTATTCTTATATAAGTGCGTATAATACACCTCGACTATACCTGATGAGTATAACAGTTTAGCACAAGAAAGGCAAGGTGCATGTGTAATAAATGCAGTGGAACCCCCACCTGACTCGTTACTCCTTGCGAGCTTGGTGATTGCGTTCTCTTCTGCATGTAGGACTTCTGGTTTGGTAATCAAAATTTGATTGAGGAGCTGTTGCCCGTCTTCTGTAAAGAATGAACGTGTTTCACACTCATTACTCCATCCACTGGGCATACCGTTGTATCCAATGGATATGATACGGTCATCCTTGACAATCACACAACCAACCTTGAGTTTTTCTGCTGTGCTGCACTCTGCATAGTTAAATGCAGACTTCATATGTGCTACAATGTGTTTATTCTTCATAGTGCGTATTCGTAATTCCTGCTTGTTTTATTGTGTTTGATTAAAAGCGCACCATTTTTGATATGAAACCTATGTGCCATATCGGTCTTTGGTGACATAGTTACGAGACGTTCCCAACCATTGTGTATAGCCCAATCTCTCAGGTCCATAATTATCTGTCCGCCTGCACCCTTCTTATAACTCCATACTGAGTAAGGTATAGCATACAATCCCCGATCAGATAGGGCAATATCTCTTGCATCTTTAGGAATATATGTTGTCATTGCAACACACACTATAGCACTTGGGTCATCCTCTTCGCCAATATAATATATTTCACCCACACTCTTACGCCATGCGTAGGATAATGTAGGTCTTACAGGATCATCCTTGATATATTCATCACTTGTAAGTATCTTCATGATCAATTAATTGAGTCTGTTCGCTTGTCTCAATAGATATGCGAGTACATTACTCCAATATTGATTACCCCAGCAAGACTTAACATTTTGCAGAGCCGTCCTTGCATTTCCTATTCGCCTCTCCATTGTTGACACTTCCGAGTCTGTCATTTCACAATCTCACCATCAAGGGTTTCCCAACCATTCATAACACACACATACTTATCCTTACCAACCAGCACCATATCACCAACGCTGGTGCTGCGGCATGTTGGGGTGTCATTGATATAAGTCACATCATCGTTCCGCCACCATGCCTCAGTAATCGTGTTGGTCTTGACAAATGCAATCATCAACTTTTTCCGAAGGGGTAGTGCAGCATCAACCTCAACAAACGCAACCGTCTTGGGAGCATCTTCAAAGGCAACGTGTATTACCGCAAGCTTCTCAGTCGTATCACCAACCAGCGTCTTCGTCAATGCATCACCAATTTTACTCATTATACAACCTCTGCCGGTTTGTTCCACGTCCCAATCTTGATATCGTTATACCAAGCAGTGTCGAAGTAGTCAATCGAACTGTCGGTGTTGTTATACCACTTGTCACCCTTCATGGCTGCAAGCAGTTTAGTCAGGAACTTCTTGGCATTACCCTCAAAGAACGTATCAATGCGATAGACATTGACATCACCATTTTCAATCTCTTTTGCGGTAAACAACCCAGCAGGAACCTTCCGTAAGGTCACAACCAGCATGGAAGAATTGTCAACCGCAATGGTTCCCTTTACGCCGTACTCGGCAAGAACCTTCTTGATTGCAGGGGCGAGGGTCTTCTTGGTTTCTTTGCTTACATATGCCATTTCGTATCTTTCTCTTTGTTTCTCATTATACCTAATATTAACATATCCAGCAGGATTTGTCAACAGTTATTTTGCATATTTCCGATATTTTTTGATGAACCATTTTTCAACGATGTCGTTGCCGTCCTCATCGTTGGTCAGGATGTAGGCCACGGTCTTCAAGACCTTGGCGAACCGCCACCCACCATCCATACGCCAAGGAGTCGTCACCCAGACCTTGTGGGGATATTCGGTGTAGTATTCTTCCCGATTCTCCGAAAACTCGAAATATTTACCATATTCCTTCTCATCGAAGCAACCAACGATAGAACCATCGCCGTAGGGGGGAAAACTAACTTCATTGGGGGCAAATGCCATAACAATCTCTCTCTCTGATTATACCTTAGTATACACCATAAAATAGGAAGAGTCAAGAAGAGTCTTAGCTAAAATCACCTTTTTTTCGGCCCATTTTAGTCTTAAATCCACTCATGCCGGGTAGGGGTGTCGGTTTCCGACGATTCTGACCACCACCAGAACCAATATTT